TTCCCAGCCCATCATACCAATCATGAATCGGGGAAGTGGGATTGGGATTGGGGTGACTATGTGGACGGGCAGAACCCAAAGAAAGACTGATTGATGCTTCTGAAACTTTGAACTTTGACTCAGGTGTGCTATAATAATGGGGGCGGGATCGATGTTCCGCCCCCATTATTATTTGTTGGTTGCGATGGGGGAAATATGGAAGAGGGTGATAAGTGGCTTTTATTAATGGCTTTGTTCTGCATTTTAGGGATTTTCGTGCTTTGGTTTTTAATAAACTTTGTTCTTTGACACCATGAATCACCAAGCCTCCCCACTCTTAACCCCCAGATGGTATCCCCTGCGGTGGCATCCTGTACAGCGGGCTTACTGGGAAAGCCCGCATCGCTTTAACCTGTTGCCGTGTGGTCGGAGAAGTGGTAAATGTCTCTCTATGGGATCAATCATCACAATGGCCAATGGCACCGCGAAGCCAATCGAGCAAATTCAGGCGGGGGACTTTGTTCTGAGTCTCAATCCTGAATACAAACTTGAACCGAAACGGGTTAGCCATGTCCATGATAACGGAGTCAAGCAAACCCTAAATATAAGGACCACAGGTCGCACTCTTCGCTGCACCCCCAATCATCCATTTCTTGCTAATAACGAATGGATTGAATCGGGAAACCTTAAGCTTGGTGACTTGGTAGCGGTTCCGAAGAAGGTTGATTTTTTCGCTGATGAACCGATGAATGAGGACGATCTTGATATATTGGCAATATGGCTTGCCGAAGGTCATGGATACATCATTAGCAACGGAACCCCTGAGATAGTTGAGATTATTCATCGTGTTGCGGCGAAGTGGGGTTGCCCTTTGCGCCAATGGGCTGAGGTGGATTGGTATTTTAACGGTGGTTCTCACGGGCAGGGAGAATCAAAGCATCCGCTCCGCATGATGCTTGAACGCTATGGTTTGTGGCCGAAGGGGAGTCAGTGCGGACTAAACTCAAAAACCAAGTTCATTCCGGATGCCGTTTTTAGGCTTCCCAAGTGCCAGCTTGCACGTTTTCTTAATCTGTTTTTCGCTTGCGATGGGTCTATTTATTGTCGTGTCAAGGGTGGTCAACCAACCGGATGTATGGGGCTGGCGAATGAGCGAATGCTGAAGGAGATTGGCTTTCTTCTCGGGAAGTTTGGAATCCGTGGGCAGATCAGGAAGAAGATACACAAAGCCACGGGCAAGGATGGAAAGCCGTTTGTTTCATGGGATTTGGCTTTTTCCGATGCGGAAAGCATCATTGCGTTTGCTGACAACATAGGGGCATTGGGCAAAGAGGATAAGGTTTCCATGGCTCGCGAAATGGCCGTGAAATCTCAAGGTTCATGTAATGCCTATCTTCCCCTACAGACCGCGCAAGCCGTTCAAGCTCTTGTCTATGATCCCGTTGTTAGGGTTGGTAGGGCTCTTGATCTTACAGAGATTCCCGATGCCCCCAAAGAGCTTTTGGCCGTTCTTCGCAATTGGCGGAAGCAATCGCCGCACAGGATCAGCAAGAGGCGATTTGAGCAAATGCGGCCATGGATGGACTCCCGCTTCGATGGCTTGGCCTATGGGGATGCGGCATGGGAGGAGGTTTTATCCATAGAAGTTGCTGGTGAGTGTCAAACCTACGATTTGACAGTTGAGGATAACCATAACTTTATTGCCGAGGGGTTCATAACCCACAACACTGAGAACGCCAAAAGGAAGTTGATCAAAAGGGCTTTGAAGGGGTCTGACTTCTACCCCGCGCGATACTTTGCCGCCGCTCCCACATATCTTCAGGCAAAAGGTATATGGTGGTCCGATCTTCAGGCGCTGCTTCCTGGGGAATTCATCGTTGGAATCTCGAAATCCGAATTGAGCATAAAGCTGATAAACGGCTCTGAGATAGTTGTTGTTGGTCTTGATCGTCCCGCCAGAATCGAAGGGCAACCGTGGGATGGTGGAGTTATTGATGAGATTGCCAACGTTAAGGAAGAGGCTTGGCCTGAAAACATCAGACCTGTCCTTTCAGATCGTAACGGGTGGTGTGATCTGATCGGAGTTCCGGAGGGGCGTGGGGCTTACTATCGTATGGTTAAGCATGCTGAAGCTGAATTGCTCCAGTACGGCAAGGATTCTGAATGGGGTGTGTTTCACTGGAAAAGTGCGGATATCCTTCCTGCCAAAGAGATTGAGTCCGCCCGCCGCTCAATGGACGAAACCACGTTTCAGCAGGAATATGAAGCCTCATTTGTCTCGTTTGAAGGGCGAATTTATTATACATTCGACTCAACAGAGCATACAGCCAAGCTTCGCCATATGTATGACCCCAAGCAACCGCTCATTGTTGCTCTTGATTTCAACGTTGCCCCCGGAGTCGCGGCAATTTGTCAGGAAATGAGCCTGCCCAACGGCATGTTCGGAACCGGCGCGATTGGTGAGGTTTACATTGATCGTGGCTCAAACACCCCTGCTGTGTGCCGCAAGATTGCCGCTGATTGGGGTGAGCATCAGGGCAGAGTGTTGATGTATGGGGACGCCACAGGCGGGGCTCAGGGCTCCGCAAAGGTGTCTGGTTCCGATTGGGAACTTGTTGCCAAAGAGCTTAGGCCGGTCTTTGGTGGAAGGCTTGAGTTTCATGTCCCCTCCCATAACCCCGCAGAGAGAAGCCGGGTTAACGCCGTGAATACCCGGTTCAAATCAGCCGATGGCGCGGTTAGGGCGATGGTTGACCCGTTTGCTTGTCCGCATCTCGTTGAAGACCTTGAAGGCGTTAGGGCGTTGAAGGGTGGCAGCGGTGAGATTGATAAGAAGATTGATCCAAAATTAACGCATATTTCAGACGCTTTTGGCTATTATGTCGCTAAAGAATTCCCGGTTGCTGATGGTCGCATGAGGAAAGGTAGAGCCAGAGTATGATTGCAGATGACAGAGACGCAATTCGTAAGGCAATGGATAGTCTCGATTGGAGAAAGAAGGTTGATGAGGCTGAGGTTAGATTGAGAGCCAGTAAGCAGCCATCAAACGATCTTCCTAAGTCAAAACCGTTGTTTGATGAATCAGGCCCCCCCTACCGTGGGCTTTCTTTCGAGGGTCTGGAATCCCCCATCAATGGCTACAAGGAGATAACATGAAGGTTAAAGCCGCTGGTAAAGAGATTGAGGTTTCTTATGAGAAATCCGGATCATACCACATCTTTAACGCCCCATCGCTCAAGGTCGTGACTACCGGCTTGAATAAAGATAAATGCTATGCGAAATTTATGAAAGAGTTGTACACAGCGGCAATCAACCCGAACAGGTGAGTCAATGTCGGATGTTGTTTCCCTTGAGAGCCGAAGGAAGCCGGTTCGACCAACCCGCTATAGTGTCGAAATCGAACATTATGCAGATGGGAAGGTAACTGTTTTTCTGGAGGGATTGAGGGAAACGCCACACAACCGGCAACAGGTTTCACAGATTCTCAGGCACGCCGCAGAGATTATGATTGATAACAATCCCGAAAGTTATTCTTAATGCCCGTTGATTCCGAACATCCCGATTATATCCGTTATAAGCCGAAATGGCAAAAGATCGTTGATTGTCTGGATGGGGAGGATTCCGTAAAGGCGGGGGGATATGTGCCCATGCTGGAATCCTTTCGGGCAGACAGGCGCAACGGTCGGGCGCGGATGCAAGCCTATATTGATCGGGGTGTTTTCTCGAACGCGACGGATCGAACGGCATCGGCTTTGGTCGGGGCGATCTTCCGGAAAGAGCCTGACTTTGAGGTTCCGGAACGCCTGATGCCACGGATGGACAACATCAACGGAGCGGGTGACCCGATCTTCACTTTTGCCAAGCATGTTACGGAGCACGTTTTGACCCTCGGCAGGTTTGGGCTGTTCATCGATTGGCCTGAAGAGGGCGAAGACCTGTTGCCATTCATTGCCGGATATGATGCTTTCTCAATCCGATCATGGCGAACCCGCAATGTCGGGGGCAGGCCCAAGCTCGACCAAGTTATTTTGTACGAAGAGATTCAGGTTCCTGCCCTGGATGGATTTGGCTCTGAGCCAGAGCCGCAATACCGGGTTTTGGAACTGGATGCCAACGGAAAATACATCCAAAGGCTTTTCGTCAAGGCGGGACCCGAGGAGCCGAAGGGGCGCAGGCGAACGGCAAGCACAGCCCCCGGCACCATCGAATCCTCCCGATGGGTTGAGCGGGTTGTTGAGAGCAGGCCCGACAAGGGCAAGGAGATAGATTACATTCCATTTATCTTTCTTTCGCCGCATCATTTAAGAGAAACCATCTCAAAAC